AATGTCCATCTCCTTGCTTAAATTATTTGTCAAAAATCGTAATCATCCGGATCTAAGCCGGCGTCTTCCAACGCTTCATCTCTTTCATCCTCATCCATGTCCATTAATTCATCCGGATCCAGTCCTGACATGATGGCGTCATATTCAAAATCCGCGTCGTCTGTCTCTGCATCATTATCAAAATCGCCGTCATCTCCAAACAATGCATTGTGTTCTTCTCGGCTGGTACAAAGCATTTCCGCCGCAAGCACTTTCTCCGACCAATCTACTTCTCCATCTCTGTTAAAGTCCATCCAATCATGCATAACAAAGCCCTCCTTCAACTATTTTTTGTTTTCATTTTAGGTTTTTCCATAAGTAACTCAAACAATTCTTTAAAACTGTCTGCTTCGTATTTACATTTTAATACACCATTTATTGATTTACAACTCCAGTAAATTGCACTTATAATGCGATTATTTTCTTCGCAATATTGATCATAAAGGTCTTCCCATGCTTCACATCTTCCAAAGCACAAGACGCTTCAAAAGGCTCTTCCTCTTCATAATGAAGGACCTCGTTTATATCTACTGTATATTGTTTTCCTTCAACAACAACCAAAACATTATCTACATCATTTTGTACTCCGTTTTCTGCAAGTACTGATTGTTGAAATTCTCTTAAATTCATTATAATGGTTACTCCTTATCCTTAACATCATAACATCCTTTATTAAACTTTCTTAGTGTCTCATTTTTTCCTTTTAGAGCAAGATCACGAAGTACTGCATCATGGTCTGTGTGATATCCTTTTCTGGACGTTCTGTTAGAATAAACTATTTCGTTCCAATGTCCTAAAAGATAATTTACGCCTATCGTTAATACAATTGTTAATACTACTGTCATAATAAATTCCTCCAATCTTTTTATAATACTCTTTTCATCAAGATCGTAAAACTTAAATCCATCTCCATATTCAATCCCTCTTCCATTTTTAAGATCATCAAATGAAAGTACAATTTTCTTTGATCTCATGTGCAATTGTTGATGGATGTCGCTGGAGTAGTTTTGCTATCTTTTTGAATGAATCCTTATTGCAAATTCCAGTTTCTATTGCAATTCTATCAGACAGATCCATCTGTCCTCCTTTTTTGTAATAAGCCATGTCTGCTCCTTCCTAGCAGATAGCAATCGATATCTTAACTATATCATGTCTGTCAGAAGAAGCCATTGCAAAAGTAATTTAGACTTTTTTAGCCATTTTCAGTTGTCAAAGTACAGGTTTAATTTTTCATTTTAGGTTTTCGTTTTCTTTATATTACAACATTAGCTGTCCCAAAAACGGGACTTACAAAAAAATTTTTGACCAAAAATGCAATTTTAATGGTATTTTTCAACAAAAAAAGCACCCTGCGTTGTTTGCAACGTGCTTTTACAATTCTTTTTCAATATCGTCAATGCTGATTTCTTCCGTGTCTATGTCACCATTTCTTTCTATATCTGCAATAAACGATTTTTTATCCTCAAATATTTCAACTATTGACGCCTTGCTTCCATCCTTCATCAATACTCTGTCATATTGTTTAATTGTCATTTTTCCACCTTCTTCATTTCATAAATTTGTGATTCTAATTCTGCAAGTTCCAACTTTGCTTTTTCATTAATTTCTTTGAAAAGATAATTGTTTGAATCAAGTCCTTCCTTTTTCCAAATTCCATCTTTCTTCGCTTTCTTCTCAATTTCATTCGTTTTTTCATTCCATTTATCAAATATTTTTTTTGCTTCAACATTTGCTTCAGTTCTATCCATTTGACCCTCTCCTGTACTCAATGCCAAGTTCTTTTGCTTTTTTGATAATAGCATCTTGTTTTTTATTTACTTCTTTAATTATCTTGATATATTCTTCTTTTGCCTGTTCTTTATTCATTCATCCACCTTCTCTTGTTCCACCAAATACAATGTACTTAATTCACTTTTGTTTTAGATACAAAATGCTGCATAAAGAGGAACGATTTTCTTTTTATCCTCAAAGCCAAAATTCTTGGCAGACAGTTTAATAGCATATTCTGGCTGGTAAGTATCCATATAAATTTTTAAACTTTTTGCCCTGGTATTATCAGCTGATTTTACTTCAATCGGAATCAGTTTTCCATTTCTTTGAATGACAAAATCAATTTCTGCTCCTCTTGGAGATTTCCAGTAATAGGTATGATAGCCATTAATCGTCAACTGTACATTCACATAATTTTCAGCCATACCGCCCTTAAAATCATTCAGCTCCTCAACCATGTAAAGAATATCGTTCGCCATTAAATCTTTTTTGGCACAAAGTAAACCAAGATCCGATACATAAATCTTAAACGCATCAATATCACGATAATTCTCCAATGGCTTCTTGACTTGTTCTACCTTATGCACTTGTGAAACTATTCCAGACAAACAGAGCCATTCAATAGCATTTTCAAATTCAGCTGCACGTCCACCCTTTTTAATCAGCTTATATTGAAACCGTGTATTCCGTTTTGATAACTGCACGGTTATATTATCATAAGCAAGTCTTGTTTTTTTGATTTCATTCAAATTATTATACTTGCTCATATCATTTAAGTAACTGGCAAGTATTGTATCCTGCGTGTGCCGAACTAAAATATAATCCTGAGTCTGAACAAACTGCATTACACATTCCGGCATACCACCAACCACCAAATATTGGCGGTAATATTGCATAGCTGCGTCATGGAGTGCCGATGGAAGTGGCGTATTATCATCAAAACTTTGTCTAATTTGATTTACAAGATTCTCCTCACCTAATGCCAGCAAAAATTCTTCCATATCCATTGGATACAGCGTTTTCATATCCACTTTCCCGACCGGAAAAGAATATTTCGCCCGGTTTACAGCCACACCAAGCAAACTGCCGGCAACGATGACATGATATTCCGGTGCATCCTCACAAAAATACTTTAACGAAGTTAATGCCCGTTCACAAAGCTGTATTTCATCAAACACAATCAACGTTTTTTCTTTTACAATCGTTTGCCCGGCAATATGTGATAAAATCGGAATCAAATACTCCGGACTTATATTTTCCTCAAATGTTTCATTTAATTTTGGGTTCGTTTCAAAATTAAAATAAGCTACATTCTCATAATGCATGCGTCCGAATTCCAAAACAGAATACGTTTTACCAACCTGTCTTGCCCCTTGTAGAATTAAAGGTTTTCGATGGCTGCTTTGTTTCCATTCCCGTAAAAATCCCATTATTTTTCGATCCATAACCCAAACCTCCTTTGAAGTCTTATTTACATTATAAATACAATTCATGTAAAAATCAACATAAAAACCAATAAATTTAACACTAAAATGCACGAACTTTTTCTCTTTTTTACACTAATCGACACGAATACTGCTTTTATTGATTTTTCATCAATGCTCATTTTCAGCACAGATATCATGAAACCAGTCAGGATTCCACCTTTGTCATCCGTCCCTCCGCGTCACGCTAAGGGATAGAAAAAAGATACCCGTCCTGGGTATCCTTTCAAATGTAATATTATCAAGTATGTATATATTTAAGCAATTGCATTAACTCCTCCCCCTGAATCATTGTCTCATCCTTGTCTAACTTTCGTTTTCCAAATAAAACAAATCCATTATTCTGATAAAATCGGATTAATTTTTCCTTATTTTCACACTCTACATATGTGAATTTTCCTCCAAGTTCATACTGAATATCATGGATCCGATCAATTGCCATTTTTAGCAATTCATCTCCGCTAATTAAAGTATTATTTCCATCGGTAAAATTTTTTCCTAACTGACCAATTAAAATAGCTGGAACCATGCAACCTTCTTCTGAAAACGATGTTACATTAAATTGCAGCAATTTTTTATATGTCCTCTTACTAACAGAATTTCGTTCAACTTCAATAACCTTACTTGCAATTGAATAATAACCAATCAAATATCTTTCTGTTTCATCCGCACTACACCAAAAAACCAAAAAGGTTTTTGCAAATCCATGTTGTGAAAACAGTATTGCTTTTCGTTTTAAAAAATATTCTACATCTTCATTTTGCGGGCACGAAAAACCGGAAAGAATAGTTTCAACCCTATCCTTCCCCAGTTCTTCTAACATATTTTGTAAATTAACTTGGTAATATTTAGATTGCATTTCACATATTTTCAAAGAATTTTTTGACACTCCCTTTGTCTAATTCTGTACATTCGCGACTATATTGTACTTCATTTTCTTTTACATACTTTGTTTTTTCTATCGCGTCAGCAAATGAACGACAAAGTTTACTATCCCGTATCTTGACTGTCTTTAATATACTTTTTGTTGCCATTTCATCCGCCTCCTCTCTAATTTACATCATTATACACAATAGAAATTAAAATGTCAACTTTCTTCTTTCTAAATACATCTCTGCTTTTAAAATACCCACATTTTACAAAACAATACAAGGCCCGGGCTTTTGCCCGAGCCTCGCATCGCCATTCATTTACCTAATTATTTACAAAATTGTTTGTCAAAATCCGGGTTAAATGCATAGATGTTTTTATGGTCAAGGTCGTCAGTGATCAGTCGCAGGCTTTCGCCGAAACGCTGATAATGAACGACCTCGCGCTCACGGAGATAGCGGATTGGATCACAGACTTCCGGATCTTTGATCAGACGCAGAATATTATCGTAGGTCAAACGCGCTTTCTGCTCTGCCGCCATGTCTTCGTGCATGTCAGCAATCGGGTCGCCCGTAGACTGAATCATAGATGCGCTCCAAGGCTCGCCGGAAGCTGCCTGTGGCCAAAGTCCGATTGTGTGATCTACATAGTATGGGGCAAATCCCTGCTCCTGCAGTTCTTCCGCGGTGAGGTTTTTCGTCAGCTGGTGAACGATCGCGCAGATCATTTCCATGTGGGCGAGTTCCTCCGTTCCGATGTCAGTCAGAACCCCGGCCACCTTACGGTTCATGTTCGAATAACGCTGGGACAGATAGCGCATTGCCGCACCGACCTCTCCGTCGGGACCTCCGTGTCACGCTAAGGGATAGAAAGTAATTGATAAAAAGATTAAACAAAAAACTAAGGCCAGGTGGTTAGCCCGGCCATTGCAAAAACTTACGTTTTTAATTACATAAGATTATTTTATTCACTTTGCAGGAATTTGTCAATCCGTTTTTTCAATTATATTGTTATTTAAAAAATAAAAGTATAATTATTTTTGGATGGGCGGTGTATCCATCATCTCAGGTACTCACTAGGAGTGTGTCGGGAACCATTTCCGACCTCAAAAACAATTATGCTTATTAATGTCGCTCCTCATTTTTTATTATAACCTACATATGTTTAGAAAACAAGCATATTATTTTATCGGCAGAAAAGACCAGCACCGCCCGGCACCGGTCCTTTCTCCCTGCTTTTTATTACAAACATTTCAACAGTTTCTTCAATCCAACCTTGCCAACCTTTCCATTTTTCGTCCATTTATTGGACTTCCGGAACGCATTGACCGCTTTCGTGGTAGCGCTGCCCCACTTTCCATCAATCGCTCCATTGTAGAAGCCTTTTGTTTTAAGAGCCTTCTGGATGGTCTTAGTGACGTATGTAGTAGTGTGGCTTTGCTCGAATACCGATTTAAAATCTCCTTTAACCTGATAGTGTGGGCTGTCCGGCGACTTGCTCCAATTTGCCCCCGACTCAAATCCGTACTTCTCCATCACCGCAATGATAATCTGCGTATCTTTATCCGCAGCATTCCAGATGGCTTCCCCTTTGCGGACCGGAACCACATCCACCGCCTTTTTCAAGCAATGAATACTGTTTAACGTCCAAGTGATCTGCGCCATGCCGGGACGCGCATACGCCGCCGGTACTCCTGCTACCAGGCACTGTGCCTTGGTTCTGCCCTGACCGTACAAATAGTTCTGTCTCTCTCTCGTTCGAAAGGTCTCAATCACAAGTGGATTGACACCTTTTGACTTAATCTCTGCCAGCGCCGCCGCAAGCATGATCTGTACCAATTTATTCAATTTTTTTGTGTTTCTACACTGATCTGTAACGTTACTCATTTCTTTCTTCCTCCAATTCTGTTGTTTTATTAATCAGCTCCTCCGTAACCGCCAATCCCTTAATCAAGACAAGCGGTACATTATAGCCAAGTTCCACTAAATTTTCAATAATGCTCCGGACTTCATTAACCATTAGGCACGCTAGTGTAAACCAGCCGATCATATTCAAAAAAGCAAGGTCTACATGTAGAACATCTTGTCCTAATTTCACAAAAACAGTAGACACAATAAAGGCTACTGCGATCAATATCCAGTAGCCTAGCTTTTTAACAATACCTTTTAGTCCTACGGCACTAGATTCCTGTCTGGCTCGTCGTGACTTGTACCATCCTGTTAGCCAATCGAAAATATTAAGAACCATATACGCTGCAAAGATGTACCAGTATGCTCCGAAAATTGTCGTGAACAGCGCGATTACTGCTCCTACTACTATGTTATACGTGTCAAAAAAATTTCTCATAGTTTATTCCTTCCTTTCCGTTGCGCCCGCGCAACTAAAAAAAGAGCTACTCGCTCTCCGTTTCTTGTTCTGCATTTTCGTTTTTTTCTTCTTGGTTTTTTAAAAGTCCCTCGTACTTTTCTTTGTAAACCATCGCAGAAAATTCCACCTGTGCCAATTGAACCTTTAACTCCTTAATTTCTGACGACAGTTTATTAACAATATAATCTGTCATCGTAATTTCCTTTGGTTGCATTCTTTCTTACCTCCTTGAATTAAATTTTATTTATATTGTCCATTACTGGTTCAATATTTTATTTCCATCTACCGGTAAAGGTAGCACTTACCACACTGCCAGACGGTATCACATAGCCACTTATCGTAGGCAACGTCCATATAATGTATCTTCCAAAACCGGTTTTTGTCACTGATTCAAAAGTGACATTACAAAACGGCGCTTGTAGGTTTGCAATTCCCAATCCTGAAATCACAGACGGAACATCTGTAAATGCTACAGGGAATGTCGCCGCAGGGCCAGTAGCATAATATGTCTCTATTTTATTAGAAAGTGAAACATTTGAAGTGGTCTTGAATCTGTATTCAATAACAAGTCTTCCGTCTCGGTATTTTTTACAAGTAAAATTTCCACTTGTTGTCACTTCGCAACCGATTAGTTCATATCCATTTTCAGAAGCATTGTCTTTATTAACAGACAATATCGTCTTTCCATCCGGTTTAAAGTTAATCGAGGTAGGAGAGATAAGAAGCCTTTCTCCCACAGCCGTGTCCCATATCCGTAAGTTTCCATAGGTGTTATCAATGAAATATCTCACGGTGCCACCTTGTGCATCGTCTAATCCGATTAAACCATTTGATATGACCGTTTTACCTTTTGAACCATTGTTTTTTATGGTAAGTGACTTTGCTGTCGTTGGGACATTGATTGTGCATGATGGTTCTATCGTAAACTCTCCGCTTGAAGTAATCTCGGAATACCCCGAATCAATCTCGAATGCTATGCTACTTCCATTATATGGTGTTCCAGAATTTACCCCAAAAGCAAGGGATCTTGTTTCCAAATTCATCCATTTATCATAGTAATCATCTCCATGGTTTAAACTTTCAAGACGGACACCGTCAAAGCCCAAAAAGGCTTTGTTTATTTCAGTGTCATTGACTGTACAAGTCAACGACAAGAAATCTTCTTCTTGATTAAATTTGGAATTTATTGTTGCATCATAGTAAAATGTTGCACCGTTATTTTTCGAAGTATATTCTGAATTTGATATCAGCTTTTTGTCTTTCAATATAAATCCAGCAATTTCTCCGATCTCCGCGTACATATAACCGTCATATGTTACATACCACTCATGTTCAGTATTATACGGAGATGATATTTTGTACTTTCCTGCCTCAATGGCGATTACTCCACCGTTTTTCCCTGTAATTGACTTGGCTGTATTCAAGTCAACTTTGTATTGGTAGCCGTCTTCATCATAAAAACCAGTAAGGCAATCATCAAAAATACCAAATCCGCCAATTGTACCTCTATCCGCCGACACCGAAGCACCGACCAACGTTGCACCTCTTATTATTCCTGTCGCCGTGATATCTTGGGCAAAAATCTTTGTAATAACCGCACTGTCAGAAAAGATATTATCTACATCTAACTCATTGGCAGTAATCGACGATGCCACAATCTTGTCTGCATTGATAGTACGGTCTGTAAGTATGTAACCATCAAGAGTATCTACCGTTGTGCTTGTCAGTTCTCCAAGATTGTTTAAAGCATATAATACTCCCTTTTCTGAACCTTTAAGAAGTATTCTGTCAGCGACCAACGTTCCTGCCGTGATTTTGTTAGCATTGACTTCAACACTATCCAAAAAACCTGTAACGTGTCCATTTACGATTGTTGCCCTGTCAATCAAACCAACGTTAGCAAAAAATGTACCGACATTTGCCACATCAATATTGGAAAGTTCAATATTGGCATACTTCAAATCTGCCTTATCGGCTTTTAAATAACCTAAATCTGCTACTTTGGCACTAAGGTTATTTGTTGTTATTGCGATTGTTTCCAAGTTATCAATCTTTCCATCTACGACTTCCAATGAAGCAATTGTTGCATACTTGATATTCGCTTCATCCGCAGTCAAATATCCAAAGTCACCAACACGAGCGGTTAGATTTTCGATATATGCTTTATCTGCCGTCAAATCTTTGATAAACGAACTATCAACCTTTTCAAATCCAATCGTTGCATCTTTTATTTTGGCACCAGTCAAAGTGGAATCTTTGATTTTAGCATTTTCAATCTCTCCATCTTTGATTTTCGAGTTTGTGATTGACGAGTTGGAAATTTTACTTTCCGTTATCGCACTATCCTCAATCTTGCTACCATCAATGCTGGATTCCATTATGTGATTCCCTCGGATAGTTCCATCTACAATAAGGGCACCGGTAATTGTTGCCGCCTTTATTTTGGAACCGGTAATTGTTCCCTCTTCTATATTAGACCCTTTTATTGTCGAATCAGCAATAAGAGATCCGGTAATTGTTGAATCTTTTATTTTCGATCCATCAATTGTACCATCCTTGAATATGCTTCCGGAAATGGTACTATCCTTAATATTACTCAGCTCAATATCCGCAAATTTAAGTTTATACAAATTAATCTTTGCTTCTTGCTCTGCCGCCCTTATTAACGCTGACGAATTTCCAGATGATGAAGACGCAGTCCCTTCCTCTATATTGCAATTACAAGAAACGGTTGTTTTAAAACCACCATCCCATTCCAAGGTTACTTCTCCGCAATAAATACTGATTGGATCTGTCTCCTCTTGAACTTCGAATTTTATAATATTCCCTGGTTTAATTTGTCCCGTTATTTCATATCCGATAATATTGAATGTTCCGGATTTATAAACCAAATCCCCCTGCCGCAAACAAGCACTGATTCTTCCTCCGGGTGTCATATAATGATCAAACTTTGAACCATCACTTGTCCAACCTAACCAGTCACACTCAATTGTATAATCATACAAAGTATGATCTGTTATCTGCGATCCTAACAAAAGATTCGATACACGTTCATTTCCCTGATATCCTGTCGTAAATATTCTGCTACTCGTATTAGGCGGATTAAACATACCCGTAATACTCCATGGAAGGAAACTCAAATTAAGGCTTCGTACAGCATACGTCAACTGTGAAAAGGAATAATCTCCACTAATATCATCTTTTGATATTACTGATGGATCGGCAGCATGAAAAGTTTTTGATTTTATATAAATATACCCATGCTCTTCATAGACATTACCACCAAACAGTGTAGCCAAACCAGATAAGGCACTCCGAACATTAACTCCTGTCGCCTCATCGCTACCATTTACAAAGGTGCTGATATCTTTTAAAAAACAACACTCTCTTCCTAAAAATGTCGATTTCTCTTCTGTTGACAATGGCGGCAAAAATACAACCTGACATCCGGTAATTGATTCCACCTGTTCTTTCATATCATTCAAGGTATATGTCTGTTTCCCACCAGAAAACACCAATTCTATATCCTCAAATTTAGATAGAATTCCTTGCAATTGTAATGTCATCTTATCGCCATTTACAACTGGAACTTCTTTTACATAATATTCTCCATGCCCTCTCCATAAATCATTTACTTTAAACGATATAGAAATAGGTGTACCTTTCTGAACAGCTCGAATTCGTTCCATCGTTACTTCTGCATGTCGGATGTACACACTTCCAACACCAACTGCATTTCCATCATAACAACCATTTGTTATTTTAATTGTTTCGATAGAATATTCTGAACTTGTGAATTCGACTGCACCTATTGTTAGTTTGGCTTCCGCATAATTCCGATCAAATTGATACATTCGTAAGTCCTCCTATCTTTCAACAATATCTGTAGAAGCTGACTTATAATAAAAGATGCCATCACCAATATACCCAAGGGCTTCTTTGGTCAACGTTCCACGATAAACTTCTAATTCCTCTCCGAGAAAATATAGTTTTATAAAACCTTTTGGTATATTAGTCTCAATCTTTTTTATCTCTGCTTTTGTTAAAATACCCCAGTTAATTGTCACTGTTTGTTTTTCTGCAATCGCTGTTCCGACCATTTTCCCACTAGATGCTCTACCAGTATTGGAACTCCATATAATCTCATTACCAATAGATAACGAGACTGGCGAAGGAAGTTCTTCCCCAGTCTTGTCAGCTAATATCGTATGTGCTTTTAATGCCATCTCACCGCCTCCTATCGAATAACAATATCACAATGCCCCGTGGCTGATGTACGTCTGTTAATATTCCTTACTACATTCCGGCTCAATTTTTCTCCATCAACATAGAGTGTTAAGTCTAATTTTTCAAGAATGTACAATATCATCTCAAGGAGTTCGACTACTCTCGCTGTCATTCCCCCAGATCCCGATAATTCTGCTGCCTGACTTGCCATTGCGAGCAGTTTATCTTCCGGTGCCACCACCTCACCTTGGTGTCTGTTATCACCAATCATGGCAAGCTGTGGTGTATTCTTCTTAACATAGCCTCCAGTTGCAAGTTTAGGAATTTCAGGTACGGCCAATGGATCTTTATCCCATAATCCACTAAATGGTTTCTTGCCAAGAACACTAATATCATGAATCTTATTCAGCATTCCGTTTATTGCATTAAATGGAGTGCTTACTACCTTATTGATTCCACTGATCAGATGATTCACGATCGTCTTAAAAACAGTCTCAATACCTGATTTTATTCCTTTAAACACTTTACTTCCAGCCGAGAAAACGTTTTTAACCTTTTCCCAGGCTGTAGAAAATGTACTCTCAAAGAACCCTGCCACATTGCTGAAAACACTCTTTATACTATTCCATAGTGTCTTAAAAAAGGTAATAAGCGCTGTAAATGTCGTCTTAATAACCGTAACTGCAAGAGTAAATTTTGTACTAAAGAAATTTGCCACATTACTGAAAACATTTTTAATACTATTCCATATCGACTTAAAAAAAGTAATAAGCGGTGTAAATGCCGTCTTGATAACCGTAACTGCAAGAGTAAATATTTCTTTAATGGTAGTAACTACAGCTTTAACAATACTCTTTGCACTTTCCCAGGCACTTTTCCAATCCCCTTGCACTTCCCCCTTAATAACGCCACATACTCCGGATAAAATGTTACTAATCCCGCCTATTACTTTACTAATCCCTCCAAAAACTTCAAGAATAATACTGCCCGCGGTTTTGAAAACCTCCGCAAAAATTGGAACAATGTTTTTTATGCACCAGTTTACCAATGGTTGCAGCACGTTTTCCCAAAATATCTTAACAATATCTATCAAATTACCTAACAATCCAATTACTGCATTAATTGCCGGCTTTATGCTGCTATCCATTACACTTTTGAATTTTTCTGAAAGCGTGGCAAGTACAGGTGCAATATACGTGTTATATCCATCTAAAAATGTCTTCATCCAGCCACTTATCCCATTTGCCAACGAATCAAGCAAAGGTTTTACGGACTGATCATATGTACTCTGAATCTTATCCCATGTACTGGAAGAAACCGATTCCAATGAACGAAATACGGTTGATAATGGTTTTAACGTGTTTCTTAGCGCATCCTTGATTGAACCTTTATTATCTATGATCGGTTTTGTAATAAAGTTTAAAATATCTCTTCCTATCTTTGCACATAGTTCATTCACACCCATAAAAGCCTGTGATATAATACTGATTATTGATGCCGTAATGCTTTTTGCATCATATTCGCCAAATACTGAAAAGATATCTGCTACTGCCATTGCAAAGTTAGCTTTAATTGTACTTATTTCACTGGTTATATTGAACATAGATATCAAATACTGCTTGATTCGTCCTTTATTCTTTTGAAGGAAAATATCTAAACCACCTATCAGGTTATCTGCCATCGTTGCTCCAATGGATGCTATCGAACCTGTTATTTTCCCAGCATTTTCAATCATTAAGGCAACTAATTTTGTAAAAGCAGCCTGTACTTGTGAATCTGTAAATATATCATTCAGACTTTTCCCAATTCCAGCCAGATGTGATTTTATACTTTTTATTTTTTGAGGAAGATTTCCACTTCCGAGTTTAAATCCTTTTGCAAATAATGCTCCTACCTGATTTATCTTTTTTTTCAGTTCTTCAAGCATGCCGGATTGTTTAGCTCCTTCTCCGTCTCCTATGGAAGACACATTTCCGGCACCTGCCCCACTCTTAAAAGAAGTATCCGGAGAACTGGAACTATTGGCATCTAATTTATTAATCTTGTCAAACGACAATGTACTGTTTTTTACTTCTTTTGCTGCTTTTTTTGCCGATTTTCCAACATTAGCCGCACTATCTGCTGCCTTATCTGCCGAAACAGCCATATCCTCATAGCCGCTTACTGAATCTTCTGTATCCTGCTTGCCAAATGCTTTTCCCGTAAGTTGCGCAAACTTTTCCATTAAAACATTTAATTTCTGCATTACAGTATTTATTACTTTGATAATAGGTGTAAATGCATTAATCAATCCCTGACCTATGCTGGCTTTCAGAGAATCAAACTGGAGACTCAAAAGTCGGGTTTGGTTTGCCCAGGAATCTGATGTTCGTGCAAAGTCCCCAGATGCCTTTGTAAGCTGTTCTGTAACAAACTTGTAGCGGAGTGCTACTTTTTCCTGCTCTGTCATCTTTGATGTGACTTTGCCATACCCGTTTGCCAACGCATAAGAATCTAATGCCGTCTGCGTCATTACAACGCCAAGATCTTTCAGCGTTTCTGTTTCTCCGGTAAATACCGACTTTAATTTGGTATAAGCTTCATCCTGTGATATGTTATAAAATGAAGCCACATCCCCTGCCAATCCGGTCAATGCTGTCGACATCTTTAGGGATTCCTTTTCCGTAAATCCAAATGCAGATGCCATCGCACCAAATGTTCCTGTAAACTTCTTTGCCATAGTTTCCGACAATCCAAATGAAGCTGCTGCTCCTTTTGCAAAATCATTTATCTTAGCCGACATCGTTGGAAATGAAACATCTACCACATTTTGAACCTCGGCAAGATCTGATCCCAACTCCAGGCACTCTTTCCCAAAATTGACAATCTTTTTAATGGCAAATGCTCCAGCAAGAGCCGCTCCCGTTTTCTTGGCCAGAGATGAAATCCCTAACATTTGCTTATTGAATTGCCCTTGATTGACCACAAGATCTAATTGAATTTCTCCTATGCTCTCAGACATAATCTCACCTGCCTTTACTCATCCTCTTTGGCATCCCTCTCTCCCGCCATATGAATAAATGTATCTTTTAATCTTTCCAGCACCTCTGCCAGTTCTTCCTCACTTACCTTTTTGCTTTTCCTCCGAAGCCAATCATTTCGGATTCGGTTTTGTTCTTTTGTAAAGTGCTTTAAAACATCTTGATCCTGCTCTGAACGTATCGTCACGATACGTCCAAGAGCAGTCTTAGGTCCTAATCCAATCAAAAGATCTTTAAATTCATCCCATTTCATTGTTTTAAGCTCTCTTGATAAACGAATCCCGTACTCCGACATAAAAGATGATAGAATCAAATCATAGTCATCAATCAAATCGTAGTACGGGTCATCATTCTCCCCCGGGTTCTTCCTCCCCGGAGATCACATTGATAGCAGAAAAAACGAGTATTGCAAAATCTTTAAAATTCAACTTCATTTTGCTAATCTTTTCACGTGTCTGATCATCAAAAATGAGTTCATACATTGTAGTAATGACACTTGGTGATGGATCTCCGCTTTCCGGAAGCATTCCCATTACCTTCAACATCGTTTCCGCATCATCCTGTACCTCCAATTCTACATCTCCTATTTTGATAATCGGATTTTCCTCATAATTGAGTTTTTCTGTAATATCTACTACTTTTGCCATCTACCCTTTCCTCCTATGCTGCTGGTTCAATCGTTGGTTTTCCGTTACTAAGCACTTCAAATTCAAGCGGAGCCACCGCCGTTGAATCTCCTGCTCCGACATTGGTTACGTTAATAACCGCAGCCGTAAATTTGACCACTGTTCCATCCGGGAACGTCCAATGAAAATCTTTTTCGACATCTCTACCATTCTTCCATGCCAGAGCAGCTACTGCATCATTTCCCTCGTCTCCGACGTTTCTTTTGGCTGTCACGGAAACAGTAACCGACTTTGCCGTCAGCAATCTTCGCGTCCATCCTTCCGTATCAAATGGTGTCCATTCCTCCACTCCATTATCAAATGACACTCCAAATGTCTCGCAGTCCGCAATACCCTTCATTGTAGGTGTTGAATTTGCAGACGTATCAATCTGAAACTGATTTTTGTAACATGGGTATACTCCCGTATTTGTACTTGGCATATTATTGTCCTCCTTTTTTACTGGTTACCACCACTTCCAATACCATCTCCCGTACTCCAGTATCATCTGGTCCGACGTCCTGTATATCATAAAGCGGCAGTATAAATTGTATTACCTCATCATTTACCGTTACCTCGTATGTATTGACCAATGCTTTCATCAAAGCAGCTGCTGCCTTTTCCGTATCACGCAAAGATTCATTCCAATGAATCAACAAAGTAACATATTTACTTTCATATGATTTCAAAGCATCACCACCAATAGCTGTTCGATACTCATGCTGATGCTTACTGTTATATACGCCAATAGATTTTTTTGCCTTTTCATCCATCTGGCCCATATACACAGTCTCTGCTATTCCTAGACGATCTACATAATCACGTATATGTGATAACATCATAAGCTTGCCAACCTCCTGTACACTTCTTTGTATACATCTACTGTAAATTGCTCCTTTTTTCCTCCTGGTTCCCAGTCCTCAAACCATTTACCTTTGGCATTCGGATTTTCGTCCTTACTAAATTGATATTCCGGATGAAAATACAGTCTTCTGGCATATGGGGTACTATGTACAATGCTAACTCTGCCTTGTTTTACTTTTTTCGTATTTACAAACATAGCTTCATTTTGCAATGTACCCTGGTCCCTTGGCACTACCTGATCTTGTACCACTTCTGTATGTAACGCCTCTACGGTCTGTTCGAGTGCTGCCCCTTGCGCTCCAGTTAGTTCCTTGATTCGGGGCATATTCAATTTAATTTTTGATTTGCATTGAATCACTTTAGAAGCACCTCCGTATAATTTACTGTGCCATCCGGATTCCGCGCTTTCTTTCCTTCAACGACTTGCCGTTCAACACCGAACACGGTTGCACTTCCGGATGTAATTACCGGAAGTCCCCTACAGATATCTCCCGGAATCAATGCCGTGCCTGTTATCTCCACAAGTTTCTTTTCTTCCGTCAATATGGTCTTGGCTTTGTCCTGATAATTGCATTTCGTCTCTACAGTTATCATTTCTAAAGGCTCTCCATATACATTGACACCTTCTCGGTTAAAAGAAAACACAATTGACGTGGTACAGAATTGCTCTAACACTAAACATGGATACATTTTCAATCACCTCGCAAGCCTGCAGCATAGTCCCGTCTGGCTTAACTGCTCATAAACATCTTTTCGCATCGGGATTCCTTTCTTTGTAGTTACATTCCAGCTTTCACCAAACTGCATGGACACCCCATTGATTGAATACCCCTGCAAAATCATGTCAAATATGTCTTTGTTCTGATACTCAAATTCAGCCTGCATACATACCACTTCCCGGATGATATCCTGCTGAAATGGTGTCATATTTATAATTCCCTGACTTACAATACGGTTGAAAGTCAGGGAATCAATATGGCGTGATGCTTGCCTGATATATCGTTCCAGCAATTCTTCCGGTACGATCGTGCCACCATAAGTATCAAAATAGTATTCTTTTGTTACATATGGAACATACGACATAAGCATCTGCCCCCTACTCTTCTTCTCCGGTATATTCCTCTGTATCTACATCTACATAAATGGAATCAATCTTTCCATCACGGCCATTTGGAAATACAAACACATCGGAAAGTGAACGATTCTGATACAGATATCCGTCCCCCTTAGTATGTGCCCCCGGCGCAAAGTAATAGATAGAGGAAATCTTTGGCACAATCTTACATGTCTGACCGCAAGCCACAAGCACATTGATCTTATGCGAACCCTCTACTTTCTCAAAATAAGTGGAAAGATTTGACTTTGCCGGACTTGACACCTTACTGTAACTGCCTTCTGATTCAGTATAGTATGTTTTTCCCGATACTACTTCGGTATCTTCCGTTTTTAAGTAGGATGCTTTCATAGGGATAAATCCGCCATCCGTCGGCTCCCAGTCAAAACGATCGTAAAAACGTTCATCGTCAATAACTTCCATGAGTGTCACTCCATCAATGTCTGTCACTCTGGTTTCAATCCCAACACCGCCTTCCGCAATCTGGGTCATCTCGATCTTACGCGTAAAGCTTTCTGACTGTTCCAACAGATCCATGATAAAAGAATCCACGTACATGATAAGTGAGCCATTTGCCTTATAGCGGCGAAGTTTTCCGGAAGCAAGAAATGTTTTTAACTTTTCAAAAACATTTGCTTTGGTATAACTTCCGGATCCGCTTCGTGGAGTAGCCGAATGATACTTGCTCAATTCCTGCGCTTTTGCAGCCACCTTTGAAAAGAACAACGCATCTGTCTCCGGTACAACCTGGGTCTGTTCAAAAACACGTGATACGTTTTCAATGGATGCAGTAGCATTGGTCTCATCTACGTCTGCTTTATCCACCTCAAATTCAATATCACGATCATGTGTCAATGTAAACGGAACATCTTTCTGTACATAAGAGCCTTTGTTCCATCCACCATTGCGGTTGTGATTTTTAAAGCCTGATGTGGACATCTGCGTAAAATGAAACGTTCTGGCATCCAGCCATCTTACGTTGGTTGTTACAAATGGGGAAGTCAAAGTCCCCTGAATCAAAATTTCAAGGAGTTCCGGACTCCATGATTCTGCATAATTCAAATTTGGCATATGTTATACCATCCTTTCTTAGTTATAGCGATTCCATCTCTTTTTGGGAACCTGCTGTGTTTGAGTTTGCTGTCCCTGCTGGTTTGAGTCGCCTCCGGCTCCAATCTGTCTGAAACCACTCTGTTGTTCCTGCTGCGGTTTTAATTCCGGCAGCTCCTCCAAAACCTTATTAAGGGATTCTTTTAACGTTTCTTTGTTGATTCCATTTTCATCTGCCACTTTGCTAAGATCTGCAAGTTTCAGGATGTATGGCATCGTCTTTAATTCCACTCCAATCTCTCCCGCAAGAAACATTGCTTCTTTTTCAATATTAGCCTGCAGCTCACGAGCATGTGCCGTTTGCAGTTCATTCTGTAACGCTCCTATATCCGGTGTAGCTGCTGCCTGTTTTTCCTTAAACGTCGCAATAGCCTCTTCCATCTGTTCTTTGGTAAGCCCTTGATTTTTCAAAAAGCCTTTAATAACAGATTCTTCCGTCGCCGCCTGCTTTCCGGCTACAACCTGTGCCAATTTGTCATAATCAATATTAACCTGTGGCGGTGTTGGCTCCTGTTGTGACTGCTGCCCTTTTGCGCTTTGTGACTGCTGTGCTCCTGATTCCACCGTGCCTGTACCTTGTGTACCACTTTCTCTGGCAGCTCCTTCAGCAAAATATTGAAGATTGATTGGTAATGTTTTTTTGTTCATGTGATTTGCTCCTTCCATAACAGTTTTTTCCGTGCTGTCTGCACTACAGTTTTATGTGTGTCTCACGTAACAGTTTCTTTCCCCGGTGTCTCCGCGTAGTTTTATGCCTTCGGGCAATAAAAAAACAACCTTACTTGGTTGTCTTCTTTGCTTTATTTTCTTTTATCTCTTCTACCAATCCAAGATCAGCAAGATACTCCGCTCGCCTTGCATCTACATCAAGTGTCTCTCCTTTTTTTCGTAATTGCAATTCTGCTGTCTTGTCCCGGAAGTCATGTATAACCCTAACTTTCAATATATCAATCCTCCTTTCTGTTGCGCGGGCGCAACTTCTTTATTTTTTAGATTTCTTACACAATTTTAAGCCTTTATGTTGACTTTTTCGAAATAGTGGATATAATATAGGTGAGATATCTTAATAAGAGTTATTTTGTTCCCCCTTTGCCTCTATTTTAGGAGTTGCCGGGAGCGAAGATAACTCTTATTTTCAAAATACCAATTCCTCCCTTCTGTTGTGCAGGCGCAATATTATTTTCAGTAAAAAGCCACCTGCACAGGTGGCTTAACTATTAATAATCAGCTTTTGGATCATATTCTACTCCCCATAATTCCCATATCGTAATATGTTTATCTACACATTCATTTAACATATCTGCCCATTCCCCATCTGTATATGATGATGGCTCTGTAATTAAATCATCTCCCATCTCCTCTATATATCTTTTCATTGCATCCAACATTCTTTTTGATTCCGAATCAATTTCCTTTGGACTATTCTCTGGTCTCAAAAAATCTGGTAATTTCATAACACTTCCTCCAATAATTTAAAAAACTCATCCGTTGCGTTAGGAAACATTTCTACCATTGCATTTATTTTTTCAATATCATTCCTTGCATAAACTTGAAAGAAATGTGCAAAGGCTTCTCTTTCCAATGCATTAGGTTCTTTCCAATAATCTACTGTATGCCCATACTTTCCCCTACACCTATTTTCTGTCAAAGCGCCTGCAATATCCGATATACAATGATACTTTGCATCAATTAATGACATACTAATCCTAGAAAATGCTCCTTCTAAAGTTAGATTATACTCCTTTTGCACAGCTTTTACAACATTGTCAAAATCATTTTCTAATGCATTTTTAAAATCAGGAGACTTATATGATATTCTTCCTGCCGCCTTGTCAATACTATGACCAATCTCATGAAATGTTGTTGTATAACTTCCTCTTGGATTATTAGCATCTATTTTATAATTAACACATATTCCACTTGTTTTTGCGATACCGCCTCCAATTGATCTCTCATTTACAAATACAATATCATTCCAATATTTTTCAACCACCATTTTTATTCTATTATCTGATTTACCTAAAATAGAAATAATATCATTTTTATACTGTAATGGTAAGTTATCAATTTTCTTGGGTGCATGTTCAAAAATAGTATCAATTACACGTGCAGCTTTTTTCCACTTATCTTTCTTATTTTTGTACTTTTTGCGATTTTCATCATCCAATGAAAATTCTGCCAATCTTCCATATTTCTCTGTCTGTCTTCTCGCATATTGCTGTCTGACTTCTTTCTTTGCATCTTTCTCAATCTTCGCAATCTCTTCCGGTTTCCACTCTGAATCAGGTGGCGTACTAATTCCGGGAAAATATGTAGTATGGCTGTCTTTGCATCTTGGGTGATACAGCCCGGCAGAAATTGCGGCACTCATAAGAGGATATGGTCCATCCTCTGCAGTACCACCGCTCCACACATCATCTATTAATATCTTTCCACAAAATGGCAGACATTTCGGGCAGGGATTACCACGTTTATTCATGATAACCGTAGCAATTCCCCACTCCTTCCGTTTCTGACCTTCTCCTTGAAGATATGCCCTCTTGCTTGCTGTTCGAATTGCCATATCCGCATAATCTGAAAGCGTATGCCGTGCACCATTTCTGTATTCCACACAATTCAAGCCGGCACTTATAAAATCTTTCGTTGCCATATCAACCGCTTTTTCATAAGTTCCTGCTCCTGTATTTGCATATACCTGTGCATTAAATATAACGCGTCGGTATCGATCATTTGACATACGGAGAATAGCGGTCTCGGCCTTTTGCATATCATTTTGGGTCGCAGTAAGTAAGGCTTCTAATTTTCGCTCATTTAAGCGGAAAAACTCTGCGGATACACCAGCCGGAACCCGTCTTGCCGGCGATCCTCTTTTTATGGCTCGAAGGATAGCCGTTTCCTGATTCATCTCGCCTTCTACTTTTGCCATACGAATCAGTTCATCTATTTGCTTATTGATATCCTGAAACTTCTTTCCGTAAACCTCTTTATTCTTTCTTTTATATCCTTCCAAGGCCTTTAATTGCTCCACCTGCCACATTGCCCACTGACGCTGTTCATTGACCTCTTCTACTTTATGATTTTGCATATTGCGAATCATAGAAGCCATCAATTCTCTTTCTATGGCCGCAAAAGCCTGTCCAATATCATACTCATCTGCCATTCGCATACACCTTAAAGCCCTGTTGTTTGAATAATCGTATCATTGCTTTTAACTGTGCAGAACTAGCGCATTTATCATTTCGAAGTTCCGCATAGTTATTTTTTTCAATGGCGTAAATTCCACGTGACACCTGCTCTTTTGCTATCTCCAAAAGTTCCTCATACTTCTTTCTGCTCATCTGATATGTTCTTTTTGCCACCAATACTTTCATCTTTTTCCTCCGCATTCATCCAAAGATCTTCATTTGCCGCTGGTTCTTCCATCTCTGCAATTCCAAGTTCCGTTTTGATCCGGCCAACCTCATCTTTCTTCCAGTTCTCATCTTTATCATCGCCATACAGTTCTTCGACTGCTGCCTCTACAGACATCATCTGACCGCTGCGTGCCTTTCCGATAGTCTCTACCTGACTTTCAAACGATGGATTTGCATAATCACCAAAATTAACCGTTACTTTCACATCTCTTGCTTTTTCTCTTATATACTCGTAATACGCCTTGATACAAGTTTCTACCAAAAGAGGAATATCCACCTGTAACGCGTTAATGATTGCATCTTGCGTATAAAGCGTTGCTTTTTCCTTCTCACGCTGTGCGTCGGCATTATCTAATTTCTTCATATCGATACCAAGTGTTGATGGAGATATTAAACCTTGCAGACACAGATCCAGAGCCGTTACATAGGTCTGAAAATAACTCTGGTGTGGTATTTCCGGCTGTTCAACCTCAATCTTATTCGTTCCACCTTCTGACATATCTGCATCAATCTTTATGTATCGATTATCAAAATGATTCGGTTTCAACATCTCTCCTGTTTCCGGATGTCTCGGAATCATATTCTCTGGAATATACTCTTTCGCACGTCCTGCTCGTAAAGCATCCATCCATTGGCTCCATGCTTCATCTAATGCGTCAAAAGAATCTATTTTTTTATCATAGATACTCTGTCCCCTCTCATCCCATTTTCCCGATTCATAAAATTGTATTGGGACCGCCATCATATACGGAGCATCCTTTGAACCAAATTCCACATCAACCAAATTGGCAGTCTGTGGAATGGCATTTAGCAATACCGGTTTATTTTCAGAATACAATTCATATGTAATCTTGCCATAACCATAATGCTCATCAAGAATATACTTATTTCCTTTATGGATGTACTCTGTCTTAAATATAATTTCCCGGACACGTCCCCGATTTGTCACCAGTTCGATACGATCGCCCGGATAAAATTCAATAATGGGATATGGTCCAATTTCTGCATCAAAAGATATCTTGAACGCCCCATCTCCAATATATAATGTTTCCTTGACTGCCTTTTCAATCTTTTTACGGAACTTATTATCTTTACTGATTTTTTCCCACAATTCTTGTGTTGACCTATCATTTTCAATACTGATGCTCATATCTGTGATAACAATTCCCTCCAGTACATCTACTATCAATGCCGGAAGACCTGTATGGATTTTACGGATTTCCATACCAGGACTACCTTTGCAAGCCCAAAACTTATAGGAATCCACACCGTTATGAATCTGCTCATACAATTGCTGCAACTCACTACTGTCACCACGATACCAAATTCGATTCCGGATTGCATTGACTTCATAATCCATTGTCTCATTGATCTGTATACTAAGCGGCGAAGCAGCATTGACATTTAGCCAGCTTCTTATTCCTCGCTTTACTCTTTCTGTCATATCATTCCAACTCACTTTTATGCCTCCTCATATCCAATCATCTGACGATACGGAATCCATGCGTATTGATTGGCATTTATTGTATGGTCATTTCTATCTTCCGGAATATCTTTATCCTCTTCCCAGGAATACCGTTCCAATTCTCCGATATGTTCCGTACATGTATCAACCACCAAGTAACATCCCTGCTGAATCCATCCAAGCTGCAATTTGATACGGTCGATGATCGTAACCTTTTTATACGACTCCACAAAATTATACATGCAGCTATGAAGCCGTTTGTACTTTCGCAATTCTGTAATCGTCGCCGCGTCTGCGCAGTCAATAAAGGTATCCTTTGAAAATCCCCATCCGTCCCAGCCAGTCAATAAACTTAACCGCTGTGTCCGATGGTGCCAACGGATTTTCCAACTCAGCATTACTATATACCCGTTCACTCAATGTGATTAGTTTTCGATCTTCCGTAATCCCTTGGAAAATCATTGCTATTGTGTCTTTTGACTTGGATGAATAGGATGTATCCATCCCTGCGGTAAACCGTTTAAATTTCAAATTTCCAGAAGAAACCTGTTTTTTTACCCAGTCTGCCGTAACAACATGATGTTTTCTGGAAAAGTTTGGAAAAACTAATCCTGTGGCTCTTCCTCGTAATCCCAGTATCTTATTTTTCCATATCTTTGTACCCTTAGGTGTATTCTCAAAGATCCTTTCTTTCTTCTCCTTCGACAAACCCAAATTATGATTGAAAGAAAAGAACCAATGTACCCATCCGGGTTTTGGTTCTTCCTGCAATTCTTCCATGATCTCGTCAGGTGTCTCCTGTTCCCACTCGGAAAGCGGTCTGGAAGAGTTAATATATTCTTTGTATATTTCCAAATTCGGATCATCCGGATTCAGTGTCGCCATAAAATAATCGCATCGCATTGATGCTTCACGGACAAATTCAATATCTGCTGTATTAATCTCATCAATATAGAGACAGCCATACTGACCACCTAAGGCTTTCTGCCATTTTTTCTTGTCTCCATAACCCATGATGTAGATAACTTTATCTCCCCCGGATGTGTGATATAAAATATGCGGTATTTTTTCATCTTTTGTACCATTTCCGTTATACTCAGCTAACACACCAAAGTCATCAATGATTCCCAAGTCCTTGTTAATTATGTTCTTTTCAGCAGTTCCCGTGTCTTTTGATGCGATTATATGTAGTTTTTTAGGAGATTCTGCCACCTTTAACATGAATTTAAACAATCCAACTGTGGTTTTTCCTGCTGCCGTAGTCCCTTCCAGAAACTCAACCGGAGCATTGCAACGAATAAACGCTTTATACTTATCCGATAAGAGCAGACGCTCTGTACTCATTACGCATCACCACGCATCTGTTTTATCAAATCATCTAGTTTGGATTTTTCCTCTTCTACACCTGATACCTCTACACGGTCTTTGAACATTCCTAAATGTCGTCCAAGTAATTCCAGTGCTTTGTTTTTATCATACTGCTCAACAACTATTCCATACTTTCCATGCTTTACTGCCGCGATGGCACGTATCTGTTCATCTGTAAGATTTTCTGTAAGTGTGAACTGAATATCGTTTATCAACACCGGTTTTCCATCCTGATCAAATAAAGGTATCCGAACTCCATCTGCAGCAGTAATCACCGCCTGTTTCTCAATTACTTTTACATAATCTGAATTTTTGGCGAAGGCAATGGCTGCCAATTCTCTTATTACCATATCCTGGGTAATCTCTGTTCTTTTTTCACGATCTTTCATGCGTTTTTCAATATAGCTTTGAACCTTGACATTTCTCAACATCCTGCTGCCTGCCTGTGATGCCGTGGAATCCCTTTTAACACTGGGATACGCCGTTTTATATGCCTGTGTTGCATTAAGATCTTTTAAATACTCTTCACAAAATCTTTTTTGCTTCTCCGTTAGCTTTGCCATTTCCTTCACCTGCCTTTCTATTTCTTAACGCAAAAAGAGCAGCTACGCTCGGTAACTGCCCTTTATGAGGGGGATACTATCTTGGGGATTCTTTACACTATCATAATAGCACATATAAGTATGCAAAAATATGAAATGTTTATTTTATTTGTACATTTAAGAGTGCACTACCATGAATATTGATCACCTGCCGCCAACTGTATTTCATCTCTTCTGCAATAGCATTCCACTTTTTTCCCTCTATGTAGCGCATTCGAAGGACCTTCTGTTCATTTGGATCCGTCATTTCCGTGATTTTTGTCTCAATATCCACCTTGATACTCATTGCGGTTACCTTTGCTTCATCAATCTTTCTTTGCCAATTCTCGATTTTGACAAGCAAATCGGAAAGATCTGTCTGGTGTCCGCCGCCTTTCGGCATATCGGAGAGTTTCTGCGTTTTGGCCGCCTGTTCCACCTGCCGGATTGACTTCAATTGTTCTTCTAAAACGGCCAATCTTTTACATGCATCAAGATATCCCCAAAGGTATTTTTTCTTTTTGTCGTTTTCTACTTTTTGATCTTTTTCCAAAGCATAATCTCCTTTCTACTGCTGCCTCTTGATTTTTGTTGTGCCGGCGCAACTCAATTATCCTGCCGATGCTTTTCCATTTATCATCTTGTAAATGTTATGGATGTATACAGCTATTCTTACCGCGCCAAAATAGTCGTCGTAATCTGGCAGTCGTCCGTGCATGATGTCCGATTGAGCAAACGCATGGACTGCTGCCTGGATGATTTGATTTGTTTTCGTTTTCATTTCTTTTTTACCTCCTTATTATCTACACGAGCGTTCCACTTGTGAATGGCAAGTATTTGGTTGTTTCCACCATCTGGGTCTTCTATAACTCCGGAATGAGCACCACATGAACAGCAAGTTACAACGTCTGTCGAAGGAGAATATCCATAGAAGCCACTTGTGTGAAATGGCTTTATATTATCACTCCCACAAAACGGGCAAGGTAACACGTCTATTTCCTTCGTTATAGTCTTTGTTTCAGTTATTTTATACTTCATCTTGATTTCCTCGCTTTCTTAATTTAATAATTTTTAATCCTCCCAGTCCTCTCTCAAATCACCTTTCATTTTTGGAAACAAAATAATAGTCACACTATAAGTAACAACGATATGAAAGGAGAAAAGCTTATGATTATAGGAAGCAATCATGTACGGTATGCCACATTCGTACTTTGGATCTTGCTCTCACTTCTGGAGCAACTCACCCAGAATCCCATGTGGGGTTCACTAAGCGAATGCGCTGCATACATACTCTCGTTTTAAGAAAGTGCCGGCACCTTGTGTCGGCGTTTTCTTTTTTAAAGTACCGTTATTCCCATGCCCTTTGCATAAGCATATTCCAGATTTGCTCCCCGGCTCTGCTGCCAGCCTTCCATCATGTAAATTCCATCACACATACTCAGCATACACAGGGACATTCTCATGTACTCTTCCCATGTGGTGCTTTCCGGCAAATTGGCGTTTACTTTGGCTGGGTTGATCACCTCCACTCCTTGATGAACCAGAACCAAAGCAGTTTCTATATCTTCAAACTTCTCCAGGTAATCTTTTGTCCCGGTAATCGGACCGCTTATGTAAACTTTCTTTAAGGTACTTGGATTATACTTCTCCACGGAAAGCCCCATAATACTATACTGGCCATTTTCTTCAAAATACTCCTTTACATCCTCAAAATTCCAAAATTCATCATAAAGAGGGAATTTTTCTCCCCGGTCATTTGCGATTCTGCCATCTTTAATTTCGTAGATTTCACCGGCAGTAAAATTGATATCCGTTTCTAAAAACCGAACTTTTCCATTGTATCTTCTCATGGTTTTGCTCCTTCCTAACTTTTAAATCACATACTTTCGATGCGCTTCTTTCAAATCCTGTTCTGACAAATCAAGATAAATTTGCGTTGTTTCAATCGACTCATGTCCAAGCATCTTGGATACCTGTTCAATTGGCATTCCTCTTCTAAGTGCATACGTTGCACAGGTTCGGCGAAATTTATGTGGATATGCATGAACATCCACTTTTTTGGAAATTCTTCGCATCATTTGCTCAACAGAAGCCTTATTCAAATGTTGATCCGGAGTAACACATTCCGGGTTCTTATACCAGTTTTTTCTATAAGTCCGGGTTCGATCATCATTCAAGTATCCTCCAGCAAGCAGATAAGGATTCGTATCTTTTCTTTCTGCTAAGTATTGCTCCAGAGCAAACATTGCTTTTGCATTCAAGTATACACTTCTGTCCTTTTGCCCTTTCCCATGAACAAGGATTTTATCTCCGTCAATTTCACAGAGTTTTATGTTTACTAGTTCGCTCACACGGCATCCGGTTGACAATAGTATTTCAAAAATTGCTTTGTCTCGGTTTGTTTTTAGTACAGCACGCATTTTTTCAATTTCATATTCGTCAAAAGCGGATTTCTTGGTTTTTTCTTTCTTTATGGTGTCTATCCGAAACATTGGATTCTGCTTTAAAAGTTCCTCTTGATACAAATACCCAAAAAAACTTCTAAGATTGCGGATTTCATTGCCGACTGTTGTTTTGGAAACACGATCTTGATATATACGCTTGGCAATGTACAAGCGTATGTCCTCTGTTGTGATATCATCTGCCGTCTTGCCAATATATTGAAAGACGAAACGAACCGTGGTTGCATAGTATGTCAATGTCCTTTTCGTACAGCCTTTCACTGTTTTTGCAACAATAAATGATTGCAAAAGATATTCGTTTCTGTCTGTTTTTAATAAAGCAACTGCCGTTTCGCGTTTGCTAATCTCATATTTGTCAAGGATAAGATACAGTCTGCTTCTTGTGTCAATGTCCGGAATCAGCGTGCATAACTTGTCAAATAATTCTTCTCTGTCTGTCATATAAATACCCCCATTCTAGCTGGTGTAAACAAAATATTTTCTTTTGATACCTTTTTTTGAATTACCTCTTGTGAAAGTGTGTTTCCTTGAATCACTTCCGCATCAATCCCTAAAAGGGATAATTGAATATACGTCATATACACACCATTCCAATCCAAATCCTGTGCAGTAACGTCTAAACATTTTTGATAATTAATTCCTTTATCTTCAAGAACCTTTGCGGCGGCCAAAATCATCCCACCGCCTCCGGCACTCGGCTCATTCAGCCGAATTTTTTCTTCTTTTGAAACATTAGAAAGTAACGTTGTCGCATTTAAAACGGATATGTGGAAGGGTGTAAAAAACTGACCTGTGATTTTACTCCCTGCTCCGGATTTCATATAAATATCGCCCAGATAATCCTTAATTCCGTTCTTTTCAAAACAACTTACTAAAAGTCCCGACATTCGGCAAAACTCTTTTATCTCTTCTTTTGAATACTTTCTCATTGTTTCGTTATAAATTTTTTCTCTTTGCTTCCATATGTCCCCATGAATACTTACACAAGCATTTTGGATTGATATGGCATACATCTTCACCCAATCCGAAAAAACAGTATACGGATTATATCGCCCGCTTATTTTTACAATACTTTCAACAATTTCATCGACTTGCATTCGAATCATCCTTTCAACCCCTGCTGCCTTGATAAATATCCTTGCAGCACCTTTTTTATAACCTGTTCCGTCACGTCAAGTTCGTCGGCAATATCCTTCAACTTCCAGCCGGCTCTTGCCAGTGCCAAGATCTTACCTTGATCTGTAACTGCGATCATCGCCTTTTCGACAACCATCCGCAGTTGTTTATTCGAACATTTATCATCTTGAACCAAATTACTTTCATACAGTTTAATGCGTTCTTCAATTGTTTTCTTTGACGCACCATACTTTTCAGACACTGCCTCCATGCTGATGCCTGCAGCCAGTTCTTTCATGATATCCTCGATGGCATCATCTATCCGTTTCCGGCGCTGGTTAAGGCTTTGTCTGAACCATTCCGGGCAGTCATCACTTTTTCGTATCAATGTGATGTAGGATATTACCGTGGATTTTTTTAGATTGAGATTTTTGGCAATCTCTGCATTGCTCAATCCTTCCTTTTTCAGGCGGATGATTCCGTCTTTGCTCTGCTTATTCATCGTATCTCCTTTCGCACTAACAACTTGTCATAGCTTACCAAATGATGTCTTCCGCGGATCAGGCACAGGGCTGTAGCCGCAAAACACTTTTGGATCCGCGCATACTCTCCGGTACCCGCCATCCGATATATCTGTCCCGGTGCATAGATCATTCCAATTCCCCCAATCGTTGGCCACATTCATGGCAAAATTTATGAAATTCCGTGTCACGGATATCCTCGTTTCCACACGACGGGCAGTATGCGTAACAGCCGTCCCCTGCGATTTTTACTTTTTTCGGAATGTAGTAATGCGTAATCGCTTCTGTGATCACATCGACTGCATCGCATACTGCTGCCTCTGTTCTTTTTTCTTTCATTCTTCCATCTTTCTCCCGCACATCGGGCAATACGAAAATTCAATGATTCCATACCGAAGTCCACTGTCAAGTTCAATCCTTCCGGTACCATGTCTTGTCAGGTGCAGATGAAAGGATCCGTCATTGGTCTCGATATCCTTATTGCCGGCACAGTATTGGCATTCTCCATCGACGGCATCCGGTACTACTTCCACCGGTTCTGCTGCCTCTTTCTGCTCTGCTTCGATTTGGTCTCGCCCTCGAACTTCCGAGGCTGGCGCCACTTTTGCCGGCTCTGTTTTCTCCTCATTTTCGGCATTTTCATAGGTTACCGGCATTGTTTCAGCAAATTTACGGATATCACTCTGCCCTTCCAAAATCGGATGTTCTTCCTGATTTTTCGGGCTTTCCGACACTTTTTTCTCTTCCTTTTGTGTCGGTGCTGACTGCTTTGGTGCTACATGGTCTCGCCCTCGTACTTCCGAGGCTGGCGCCACTTTTGGTATCGTTTTTTCATCTTCCGGAAGATTTTTTCCAAATGTTTTTTCATACCAGGTGTTTTCCCCGGATAATTCGACACTTGACAGATTCAATAACGCCTCCAGCAACTCATTGTAAGAATACTCTTCTTTGGACATTCCACGCATCACGATGAAGTTATCCTTCTTGAAGAAATACATGCACGATCCGGCTCGCTGGTTCCCATAGCCATTTTCGGACAAAGCAAGAAAAATATCCTGCTCGTTACAGTCTTCTCCGGCATCCTTTTTCTTCATCAGCGGCCACAACTTGGGGATACGGCGCGCATATGCGTCCAATTCGAACAGATGGCGGATACTCTGCACCAAAAGACTTTCCTCTGCTGCCTCCGGAATAAATGATTTTCCGAAATCTTCAAACTGTCTCGCCTGCTCTGCCGCCTGATATTCTCTCTTAATCTCCCGGATCTCATCCCGTTTCATATCCGGATGAAGTTCTTCCCGGATCTGCTCCGGAAGCAGCAGCATTTCTGACAGCTTAGCTTGACCATAGCCTTCGTACTGCGCTTTCAGCACCGTAGAATACCCTCCTTCGCTGTATTCCCGGTTGATCGACATGAATCTTGATGTCTGCGCTTTATCCCAGCCGTACTCCTGCTTGGCAAATTCGAAGATACTGCTATATCCTTTTTGCCGGAATAACTCCGCATCATCCGCTTTACGAAGCACATATCCGATCTCGACGATCGACGTGCATGCTTTTCTCTGTGCCTGATCTATTGCTTTTGTGACATCCTCCATATCATTGATCACTATACTTAACTGTTCCATTCTTTGCTCCTTTCCCTGCCGGAGATACCCCCGGCAGTCTGCTATATGATTCAAATGACTTATAACCCGTGATGTAAAAGCCATTTGGTGCTTACAACCAGTTTCTTCCGAATATCTGCTGAAACTCTTCCCGGCTTCCGTGATATTCTTCAAATGCTTTCTGCCCCTCTGCTTTCAGATAAAGATCTGTCTCTCTTCGTTTATGTACCGCCTGCGGACCATTTTCGTGACATTTCTGCCCGCACAGCCGCACCTTTAGTCCAAACTTTTCAGACCAGCGGCGGTTGGGACCACCGAAAATATGATGCCAGTGCAGATGATCCATCGATCCATTTGCACCGCATAAAAAGCAGCTCATTCCATCATGCATAATGCTTTTTGCCATGTGTCTTTTCCTCCACAAATTGATTTAAAAATGCATCTACCTCGATACGTTCCTCGTGTTCTTTGTTATACTTTCCATGACGCTGTAAAATCTCATACTCCGGCGTTATCTCTACGGTATAGTAGGGCTTGTCCGGTGCCGACTGCTGCCGGAGAAACAAGATATAACTCTTTCCCCGGAGCATTTTCTCTGTGTAATTTCCGGCTCCCACACAGATATGCTGAATCTGTCCTTCCCGCACTATCTCGACATTGCTCTTTGCCGGCCGAAGAATGTATTTTTCATCCGCGAAAGAGAATTTTTTTGCGATCTTCTCATAGACTTTCTCAATCGCTCTGTCCTTTTTCGACGCCTCGGCAAGCCGTTTTTTGTTTTTCTGATCATTAGTCAGCTCTACCAGTTGATCATGTGCATTTTCAAGATTATCCGGATAGAGAATTGTGTCTAGTTGCAGCCTGTCTGACATATTAAGGTAGTCCACATACTGCTGTACTGTATGTTCCGTAAGATCTGAATATCTAGCCTGTTCGCGGATATAATCCACCGTTCGCCTTAATTTCAGTCCTCTTTTTAGAAAAAGTTCTTCACGGTGTCTGGAGAACTTCATTACAAGGATAGCTTCCTCTTTCTCCTCGATACTTCCATGCACTCCTGAAAGCTCCTGCATTGCCTGGATCCAGCCTGCATCCTGCTGTCTATCCGTCTGCAGCATATATCTCCACAATTCCTTTGATATTCCCAATGCCTTATGGTTTTCGTGGGACGTCTTGATTTTTATGGAGTTACAGACGATATCTACAGCAAGTCTTTCAAATCCTAGTTTCCACAGTGACTCGATCACCGGGTATCTTCCGCAGTAATCCAGGATATCTATGTACGCAAAAATCCCCTGCTGATAGCGTTGTTCTTTGGTTACCAAAAACGCCATTTCATCCAATCCGGTCAAATGCTTCACCGGTGTCTTTTTTATCAATGCCGGCAGATTTCTTTTGTAGACATGGCACTTTGCCGAATAGTATCGGTCTATACGCACGCACGTCGGTGAGTTCATCGCTCTTGTCCATCCTTTGACTCTGTTTTCGGCGAACTCATTGCTATATCCGTCTTCTCCATAACTCCAGATGCACCGCTCAAACCAGCGCTGCGGCTTTCCATATTCCTGGAACATACGTAATCTTTCCTGCGGATCGACATATTCTGTTCCATTGCTCCAGGTCTTTGTATATTTGATAAATCTGCATACAAATCCTTCTTTTATCGGCTGGACATACATCGAGCTTATTTGCTGAATCATAGGCATTTTATGTATGGTTCTTGCTTCCATCGCTTTATTGCAAATCGGACAGACTACTGTTTTGCCGTTTAACAGATGCTCCATCGGCACTTTCTTTCTGCAATGCGAACAGTATCCTTCCGCCCGGTCTTCCGGAGAAAATACCATAAAATTCACAAATCGGTTCAGCGCCCAGTCCTCATATGCTTTGGGAATCGGTTTGATCTGATCCATCAAGCGCTTTTGATCGGCCGCTTTCTTTTGCTGTTTCTGCCGATAGCGATCCGCATTCACTTCCTCCTGCATATCCCAGAGATGCTTTCCATACATCTCTTTATCGATCACATGTCCGGTTACATCTTTCGGAATGGTTTTATCAAAATAATACGCATCCCAAGGGCGGCACTTTGCCTTTCCCCATTTGCCATCCCGCCATGTCCACCATCGCCGCTTTTCCATGTCTGCAATAATGATTTCTTTTGGCGACTGGCATTGCTCTCTAACCGCATTAGATAGCGCAGCCGCATTATCATGGCGCGAATGTGCATAATAATGATAGGTCCAAAGCAGACCATCCTTCACCTTTTGAATGATAATATCTTCATCCAGGCTCCCCGGCACACCTCGGACAAGATGGCGTTTGACTGCTGCCTTGATATACTCTTCCGGGCAGGGCGTAATATCGATATCAAACTTCATCACTCTGCCCCCTTATAATATTCACGTGCCATTTGATAGGCTTTTTCATCGCTGCACACGCCGCAATGATTCTTCTGGTTGTCTTTGGCATACTTATACACTTTGTCATACACTTTGCTGGCACGCTTTCCCTTTTTTCGGATTGCGAGTGCCATGTCGATATCATCGCAGATGGATTCCAGATATCCAATGATCGCAGTCGTCACATAATTGCCGCTCTCCTCCTCCTTTTCCTTTTTCAGTTTTCCGAGAGCGGCTGTCATTGGATTGCTTAAGTCCGGGATCTCACCCTTGATATAAGCCTCGGTATCAAATTCATCGATGCCGTTTTCTGATGCCAGCTTGCGGAGGGAAGCCATATCTCCCTCTTCCTTCAAGCCCTCTGCTGCCTGATTCAATTCTAAAAATGTGTCAAATTCTCCAAAATTCTCAAACATAGTATCTCTCCTTTCATTTATTGATCCTTGATCGCCGGATAGTTTCCTGCCTCTAACTGTCTTGTGAGGTATGAAGCATATTCGTGTTTCCCGTCAAGGACTATCTCCACATTGTCCATTTTCTCTACTCTTTGTTTCAACGAATCCCACACCCCCATATATTTTCCGTTGTTACATTTACTTTCCCATGCTCCGGTTACATATCCTTGATCCATATGTACTTTTACCTCACATGGTCTTGTGACATATGCCAAAGCGTCAACTGCTGCCCTTAACTGTAATTTGGGATAGGACAGATTTTCCCATCCGGCATAATGCTCTTTTGTATAAGGGGTACCGTCTTTTACCACTTCCAGCAGAATCCCATATGCTCCGGATCCCTTGGCAAAGTTCGTCCCCTTCCACAATGTAATGATGTATATGTCTATCTTCACGGTGCTCTTTCTCCTTTTACGATGATATATCTCATATATGGCCAGCCTGCTTCCGTCATAAAGTGCCTCTCAGAATCAGCGGCAACATAGTAGCCTTTTCTTCCCCTCGGCTTCTCATAGTACCGCTCTGCCTTAACCACTACTTTCTTGGTGACAGGTCGTACCAGGTTTCGCGATGGGGAATACTGCTTTCCGGTACCTCCGCTTTCTTTCCAATACTTCCGATTTTTCAAGAGATAAGCGGCCAGTTTGCTATACTCTCCTGAATCGTCAAGCGGATTGAAGTGCACACGACCATGCGGCCACTTCTTTCTGATGTCCGCTGTCGTTGTGCCGGCGCAACTGTTGACCACCATGTGGTGGTGCAGTGCCCCTTTCGTCCCAAATTCACACACTTCGATGTATTTTAGTTCCATCCCGCACTTTCGATAGAGCCGCCGAAGTTTTCCAAGGAATGGCTTGACTAACTTCTTGGCTTGTGCAGGGAGTAGCCGGGCGCTGATCCGGAGTATAGTCCAGTACCAGGTGATAATCATCCGGTCCGAAGTTGGCATTGAGTAAGAGGGTAACCGTTCGGATTGCCTGCCGCTGATTTACACGCTCCTGCTCCTCACTTGTCTTTTTCAGATTGGCAGAACGCTCAATCCCCTTTCGTCCCCATCGGCTTGAATAGTACTTCTCGATCATGACTGTCTGACCTGCTACTGTCGTTGCTTTTATGTATGGCATATCTTCCTCCTGTAATTGCTCTAAAACTAATATCCTTAGCAAGTTTTCAAAGGGGCTTTGAACCCCTTTATTTTTGATGTTTTGCTTGCTTTTTTATCTTAGATATGCTATACTAAAAATGGTTATATTTTTAGTGAGCATATCTTGGCGGTCAGTTTTTTTACTGATCGCCTTTGCTTTGGTTATATTTATTGGCGGGAACACACTGGCGTAACGGCGCACCACACAGCTCACATTTTTTCAAGTAAATCGGGCTGTAAGCGGCACACCCCTTCTCACAGATACAGATATAAAACGGATCCGTAACACGAGTCACGCCATCTTGATAAAATTCCTGTCTGTCCATCACTCTTCCCCCTTATTTCCCACGTTTGCCGCGATAAATACCGCGATATACAGTGTACATACCACCGACATGATCGCCGCTGGAATGCTTGTCCCGGTTGCAGGACTGAGCGCCATCGTTGTAAGATAGGCGATTGAACAACCTGTCATCGTCCATAAACATTTATTCTTTGTCGTCATAGCTTGTCCTTTCTGCCCTTTTGGGGCTATCCTATGTTTTTTGTATCCTTTACTGGTTCTACCGGTTCATACCCAAGAGCCTTTGCAAAGCGTATTGCAAGCGTCGTCGCAATTTCTTTCATCTGCTCCGGTGGTATGTCTTCCACTTTGACCGGCTTTCCTTCAATAATTATGTAATTTTGGATTTTGCTTTTCTTTCTTTTTGCCATGATAATCACCTCCATATTAATTAATGTATGAAATGTTGTGGTTCTTGGTTACTATTGCCTGACTTTAGTCTGTAACAACTAAAATCAGGGTGGGACTGGTTATTTGTACATCTAATCTCTTGTTTTCTGGTTCCACCCAGATTTGTGAAATACCTTCTCGTTTAGTTAGTTCCCCAACCAAATCTTTTGTAGATATTTCATCAAAATTTAGCGGCTGCCCTTTCATGGTCTCATCTCCGTTCATCTTGTATGACTTAACTCTTTTTGATTCTACTATTAGTAGAGTATGAAGGTAAAAAAATATACTCTTGTGGCATATTATACAATTTACTCATCATGCAGACTTCAGGAATTCCAGGAACCACTTTTCCCTTTTCCCAATTTATTACTGTTTGCGTTGAAACGCCCATCTTCTTGGCCACCTGCATTTGCGTCATTCCAGCATTTACACGTGCTGCTGCCAATGATATCTTTAACATCTCCACTTATATTCCTCCTTTTTTGAATTTTGTAATCTCATTATATATCTACTTTAAGTAGATGTCAATACATTTTGTAAACTTTTTTTATTTTTTATTGAATTATTTTCTACTTTATGTTATATTGTCTTTAACAGAAAGGATGTGATTTCATATGAGTGATGAGCTTTACAAAAAGATTTTTTCATCCAATTTACGTAAATATATGGATTTGAATGGTAAAACGCAAATTGATCTTATAAATGACCTAGGATTTAATAAATCTGCTGTATCAACTTGGTGCAACGGAACCAGATTGCCACGAATGGATAAAGTTGATGCTCTAGCAAGATATTTTGGAATTCGCCGGTCTGATTTGATAGAAGAAAAATCCGACTCCCCCATAGATTCACATTACTACCTGGACGAGGACGCACGTGAAGCAGCAGAGTTCTTACATAAAAATCCGGATTATAAGGTTCTTTTTGACGCTTCACGAAAAGTCAAGAAGGAAGACATTGAATTTGTAAAGCAGATGCTGGACAGATTCTCAAACTAAAAAGTACAATAAGGAGGCGTAGAAAGTTATGAACAACAAATGGTACTTAAAAACATGGCTTATCTGTATACTTTTTTTCTTTTGGTTCCTTTTTATTCCTTTGATTGCGGGCATTATTCTCTTGCTACTTAAATTAAGAAATGAACACGCACTTGCAACGGAATATGAAAATCTGGTAGAGCAAAACGATAGCTATGAAAAATTGCTAACCCCAGAACTTAAAGATGCTGCCAACTTGGATATGCACATTAAATCTCTGCACAAAGAAGAACAGCAAATCGAAACAAACATCGACTCATTAAAGCAGAGAGCATTTAATCTTGAAAATCAAATTAAGACAAAGAGAAACAATTTGATTGTTCTTGATGAAGAAATCGCAATTCAGGAATTTGGCTTGTATAAACCGCAATATGATTTTGCTTCCGCTCTTGATTACAAAGAAAAACTGGCAGAACTAAGAGATCACCAAAAAGATCTCATCAAATCCAAACGCGCGGTAACAGGCGTTATAAATTGGAAAGTAGACGGAAATGCAGCTAAAGGTCGTAAAATGGTTGCTGACACTCAAAAACTTTTGCTTCGTGCCTTTAACAACGAATGTGACACGGCGATTTCCAAAGTACGCTATACCAATTTTGACGCTTCATTACATAGAATTCGTAAATCCGCGGAAGTCATTTCAAAACTTGGCTCCATTATGAATATCTCTATTACTAAGATGTATCTGGATGCTAAAATCAAAGAATTGCGCCTTGCCTTTGAATACCGGCAGAAACAGCAAGAAGAAAAAGAAGCCGCCAAAGCGGCACGTGCGGAGCAACGTGAACAAGAACGATTACAACGAGAAATCGAAGCAGAAAAGCATAAAATTGAAAAAGAACAGACTCATTACTTGACGGCATATGAGAAAATAAAGAAACAACTTGAAAACGATCCGACGAATCAGGAATATCTACAAAAGAAAGCTAAATTTGAAAATGTTCTCGCTGATATCGAAAAATCGTTATCTGATATTGATTACAGACAAGCTAATATCCGAGCAGGATATGTCTATATCATATCTAATATTGGAGCATTTGGCGAAAATGTATATAAGATCGGTATGACTCGCCGCCTCAATCCGCAAGATCGTGTGGATGAGCTTGGCGATGCCTCCGTTCCTTTCAAGTTTGATGTCCACGCTATGATCTTCTCAGATGATGCACCGGCTCTCGAAGCTGCTCTTCACCGCGCTTTCGAAGACAAAAAATTAAACATGGTCAACCAAAGACGTGAATTTTTCAACGTCACTTTGGACGAGATTAAAGAGGTTGTCCGTAAAAATTATGATAAAACCGTCGAATTTATTGACATTCCAGATGCAGAACAATATCGCGTCAGTAAGAAAATGCGTGAAAATAAAGATAACGCCGCAGTATTGTAAGTCCTTTTTATGGGACAATAATTTTTGTACAATCAGGGTAAGGAGGGATTCACAATGCACAACGACACTATCAACGTAGTGATGGCTGATATGCCTACAACAATCAAAGAATATGTAGTAGCTAACCCGGATCTGAGTTATACCATCGTACTCAATCCACGCCACTCACACATGCAACTACTTAACGCATACCACCATGCTATGAAGCACATCGAAAATGGGGATTTTGATAAAGATTGCTCTGTTGATCTTATTGAAATTTACGCACACGAGCACAAATAAAGGAGGATTTTAACCGGTGACAAATTGTCACCGGTTGAATGTGAACTAACCTTGCACCAGAAAGCGCATCCATGTGAAGTTTAAACAAATAAAAAATTTTAAAGAAATTTTATTTTCAGGAATACTTGACAAATCTTTGGAATATGATATAATTATCACTAATTAGTGAATGGCTGGTGTCCGGCCATAAAAAGAGTCTTGGATTGTATTCCAGGGCTCTTTTTATTTTTTAATTTTTAAGGAGGTTACAGCTTATGCCTAATGAAAAAATTGTTTATACCACTCCCGAACAACAATTAGAAAAACTTAAAGCACAAAAATTGATTATTGATGATGAACGCTTTGCTCTTGACAGTTTAAAAGTGTTTGGATACTCTAATTTAATTAAAAGTTATCGTGAACCCTATACATATATAAAAGATACCAAAAAGCAATATCGTTCTGATGTCACATTTGAACAAATATACTCTCTATTTATATTAGACAAAAATCTCCGTAATGCTGTAATGGCATCCATGCTTGATTTAGAGGAACATATAAAAGAAATCGCTGCTGAAGTTGTGGCCAGTTCTTTTGGTATCCATCAGAATAAGTATTTGAGTTATAAAAATTACAGAGACAGAAAAACAGGCAATAAAAAATTCACTTTAAAAAATATATTAAAAACAATGCGTGAAACATTGAATACCACAAAAGAACCCATCTTTCATTATAACAATAAATATGGTTTAGTTCCTCCTTGGATTTTATTTAAAAGCATTTATCTAAGTACTATAATAAATTATATAAAAATGTTTAAGCGGTCAGAACAAGAAGAAATGGTTTCCCTTTTATACGACTTTGACTCGTTAAATTTAAACATGCAACAATGTCGTATGCTAATGATGGACACATTATTTATTTCATATGAATATAGAAATATCGCAGCCCATGGTGGACGTATATACAATTATTCCTGTAACGCCAAACTTAGAAGTACAGAAATATTTGGCGCATCTCCTGAGATCAACCCTTTTTCCGGTTTTAGCCAATTACTCTTTCTACTCAGTTTACTGAAATATCAAAGTCCTTATGATCGCTTAGAAACAACCTTGACGGATGAAATAAACCGTCATTGTAAAATGTACCCTCAAGATGTCACATATTTAGGGCAAATATTAAATATTGATATTACAAAACAAACCATTGTTTTTCTTTCCCCTAAGAAAAATATATACCATAGCAATGAACACTGCAGTGGAATGCAGAATGCTCTTTCTATTCGTTTGGAAAAGGCAATGAAAATGGGCTTTATTCCCTGCAAAAAATGCTGTAGTTTTAATTTTAATGAATTATAATCACTAACTAACACCAAAGGAGTGATCCTATGTCCACAACCATCAAAACAGCTGCTGCCTACATCCGCGTATCGACAGATCGCCAGGAAGAACTCTCTCCGGATGCACAGCGCCGCGAGCTCAAAAACTATGCGAAGAAAAACGGAATTATGATCACTGACATCTTTGAGGATACCGGTATCAGCGGACGTAACGCAGAAAAACGACCGGCATTCCAAAAAATGATCTCCTATGCCAAATCCAAAGAACATCCCTATGACTATATTTTGGTTTGGAAATTCAGCCGTTTCGCGCGGAATCAAGAAGAAAGTATCGTCTACAAATCATTGCTTCAAAAAAATGGTGTAGAGGTCGTATCGATCACTGAGCCATTGATTGATGGTCCTTTTGCCTCCTTAATTGAACGAATCATTGAGTGGATGGATGAATACTATTCCATTCGTCTGGCCAGCGACGTCAAGCGCGGCATGGAAGAAAAGGCACTCCGTGGAGGATACCAGGCAGCACCACCGCTCGGATATCATATGGAAGATCACATTCCTGTAATCTATGAACCGGAAGCGGTCATTGTGCGTGAGATCTATCGTCTTGCCGCGGAAGGAAAAACCTCAACTACTATCGCACGAATAATCAATGATGCCGGATACCGCACGCGCCGCGGAAAACTCTTCGAACATCGCGGTATCGTTTATATCCTTCAAAATCCTTTCTATAAAGGTTATGTGCGGTGGAATTATAGAAAACATTCTTCCTACCACAATAATGCCGATAACGACATTATCACAACAAAGGGACTGCACAAACCGTTAATTGACGAAAATCATTGGACACAAGTTCAAAAAATTGTTCCTTTTGTTCCCGGTCACACCGGACAGCGACGACGTAAATCCGACACCCTATTTAACCATTACCTTTGCGGCATCATGCGGTGTCCGGCCTGCGGAGCAAATCTGTCTTTTCACACGAACAAAACATATACTTCATTTGTTTGCTGGAAATACTCCAAGGGAATGCACACCAACACCGGAAATATCGTTGCCTGGCGATGTGAAGAAGCACTCGTTGATTCCTTGCGCAAAACTATTGACAGTACTTCCGCAGACATGACATTTCATGCGACACTGCCGGATACTCCACTTGCTTCGGATATGCTCCGCCAATACCAAGATTCCCTTGCCAAACTGGAACAAAAAGAACAGCGCATCAAAGACGCATACATCGAAGGAATTGATACCAAAGAAGAATATAAAGAAAATAAGTTCCGGATCGCCGAAGAAAGAGATCATTTGAAAAAGCTCATAAAAAAAGAAGAGCGGCGATGCACTCCTCATACTGCTGCCATCAACGGTGCCACATACATCTCCATGATCAAAAATCTATTGGATACATTGGAAGATGAATCCATAGATGTGGCTGAAAAACACGAAGCCGTTGCCAAGATCATCGACCATATGGAGTACCACCGCGACAGCGATACTTTTAACATCTTCTATTCTTATTCCTAA